AAGCACTTAAGACTTTCGCGATAAAGCGAACATATAAAGAAGAATTTAAAGATGATTTTCAAACAATAACAGTCAATGCTGAAACCACAGGTACATTAGACAAAGTATCTGTAGATTACAAAACAGAGGAATATACGATACCTTTAGACACCACTGTGACCACAGACGTACCTCGTAAAGGAGCTTTGTATTACGGAGGTAGTATTATGACCCCTTATGGTAAATCTCCTCTTAAACCGTCTGTAAAAGCTTCTTTGAATTTATTAAATAAGAAAAATAACAAAATATACGGTTTGTCCGTAGATCCTTTTAATCAAACTTTAGATTTAGAGGTAACATTCAAATGGTAAAAAACGAAGAGTATTAAAATTTAGTACTTTTGCAAAAAGGAAAAAATAATGACAAGAATTAAAAATACGAATAGGTACCCTATAAAGACACCATCAGTTTATGATTATGTCATAGGTACTGATTCTCAAAACTTTGGAAAAACAGTTAATTTCAGAATGTCTGACATACTAGGGAATGGTTCACCGTTGTCTCTATATGCAGATGGTTTAAAAAGCGGAGGAGTTGTTTGGTTAGAAGGAATGACATATGAAGTTTCTCCGTTAACGTATTTTATAAATAATTCAGAATATTCATCAGAAGGAGGAATTGTAACATTAGCTAACTCGGACGACGACTACGACAGAATTGATGTTTTTTCTGTGAATGCTGATGGAGACATAATTATAACACAGGGTACACCTAGTAGTAATCCTGTAAAACCGGAGATAGGAGGAGGTGAGGTAGAAATTTCTTTCTCTTATATCCCTGCCGGATCTTCACAACCTCAAGGGACTAGTAGGTTATTAGTTTATGGAGAAGGAGTAGAAGAACCGAACGAGTTTAATTATTTTTCGTCTAGTAATGCTTTTAATTTTCAATATGTAGCAGATGTTAGAACGGGTAACTACTCAATGAATTATAAGTCAGGTACAGTAGGTATACAGACAGTTTATTTTTCTCCACCTAGTACTGTTGTATTATCGGAATATTCTAACTTTCATTTTTATATTAAACTGCAAGATGTAGATGCTTCTTTTTCACGAATACAAATGAAAGTTAAAGGTACACAGTCAGAAGGGTCTAGTATATGGATAAGTAATGGAGATTATGGTTTAGATTTTTCAAACTTGACAGACTATCAAAGCGTAATTATACCATTATCTGCTTTCGGGGATACTGACTTCGAGTTAGATTTTATTATTTTCGAACTAGGTGCTGATTGGTTAACCGGCTTTATATTAGATGATTTTTATTTGACTTCAGGAACTAACGTTATAGGTACTACGGGTACATGGTTAGGTTTAACAGATACCCCTGATTATTACGAAGGTCAAGCCGGTAAAATACCTAGAGTTAATAATGCCGAAACAGCTTTAGAATTCACGGACGATAGCAACATAGAAAATGTTGAAATAGATGCGTCTACTTACACATTATTAGAGGAAGACATAAAATCGTTTAAACAATTTTTAATTGCAGACACACAAACAGATGTTACCATAACTATACCTGAAACCACTTTAACAAGTGATACTAATTTTATAAGTATTCAGCACAAAGGAACAGGTACAATAACTATCCAAGGCGATACAGGTGTAACATTTCCTACACTCGTAACCGACACAGACAAAGTAATTGTTTTAGTTAGTGATGAAGATAATGTTTGGTTTGTTCGTAGTTTAGAGGTTGAAGGTGGAGAGATTCTTTGGGAATCGGGCACAGGACTAAACTCTATAAAAACCGTAAATGGTTTTGGCACTGCTAGTGGTGCTTTTTCAACTGCTTTTGGTGTTAGCACGAAAGCAAGTGGTGATTATTCGGCTGCTTTTGGTCTTACCACAGAAGCGAGCAATAATTATTCAACCGCTTGGGGTTACAATACAAAGGCTAGTGGCTCAGGTTCTACCGCTTGGGGCACGTTCACAGAAGCAAGCGGTGATTATTCAACCGCTTGGGGCACTGAAACAGAAGCTAATGGTGATTATTCAACAGCTTTTGGTAGAGAGACTAAAGCGGAATCATTCTACGAAACATCTTTAGGTCACTATTCAACAGACTACACGCCAAATTCAACTACTAACTGGGACGCATCAGATAGATTGTTTAATATAGGTAATGGTAATGGTTTAAACAGAAAAGATGCTCTTACAATATTAAAAAATGGCGAAACAGGCATTGGCATAGATAATTTTGAAGCTAACACAACAGGTGAAAAACTACAAGTTAACGGTACGGTTAAAGCCACTGCGTTTGTTGGAGATGGTAGTGCTTTAACAGGTATTAGTGGTGGAGCAGACCCTATTGTAGACTACAACGCAAGCACTAACACACCAACTTTAGCTAACACCGACACTGGAAATAATGGTAAAGAATGGCTAGTAACAGATGCTGGAACTGTAGACTTCGGCGATGGCGACATAGAGCTTAACGTTGGCGACATTCTTAGTAATGATGGTAGTGTTTACTTTAAGAAGGTAGATAATAATCAAAGTAATGGTGTTGAAGTTCTAACAGCCGTTAAAACAGCAGACGAAACAATTACATCTAGTAACACAGTAGTATTAGACAGTGAATTGCAAGTAGAATTAGAATCAAATTCGTATTACTCAGCAGAAATTAAATTAATGTACGAAGCGGATGAAGTCGCTGACCTTAGAACACAGTTGGAGGCGCCTAGTGGCTCTAACGGTATGTTTTCTGCATTTATACACAACACTACAAATCCTTCACAACCTCTAACTAATCTCGTGAGTCATGCAGGTGTTGGAATAGGGTCTATAAGATATTCAGTATTAGTAATATCAATATACACAGGGTCAGCGGGTACATTTGGTTTAAAATGGGCACAAAACACACCTGACCCAATAGGCACGATATTAAAAAGAGGGAGTAGTCTAACCGTTACAAAATTATAATTATGAACATACACAAATGGAAAAACTTTAGCGACAGAGTGTTGCTACACATCGTAACAGTATTGCTTGTATTTGTAGCAGTACGAGACATAGTAATACATTTCAAAATTCACGACAATTGGATTTGGTTTAGTTATGGTGCTTCGTTATTAATCAGTTTCGCAAAAGAAACCTATGATGAATTAAGTCGAGATGGTAGTGGTTTTGATAGCTACACTCTTGTTAAAGAATTAGCTATCCCTACTATTTGGATAGTAGTTTATTACTTAAAATATATGTAAAATATCTTTTTTAAACAAATAACATTAATAAAACAACAATATGAATAATCAACAATTAGCATTTCCTACAGCTAAAGGAGCAGGTGCATACGCAACAGGAGGAAGAGGAGGACAAGTCATCCATGTTACTACTTTAGATTGGGATGCTTCGGGGGGGTTAAAAGAGGCATTACAAACACAGGGAGCTAGAATAATAGTTTTTGACGTTAGTGGCGAAATTGATGCTACACAAGAAGGATATTATTCAGAAGTTATACATGGTGATATTTATGACGATTTAACTATAGCAGGACAAACAGCTCCGGAAGGAGGTATTACTATAAGAACAAACGAATTTATGTTTTTTGATGTTAGTAATGTTATAATCAGATACATCAGATTTAGAGGTACTAGTAACCAAGATACGTTTTGGATGCAAGGAGGTAAGAATATAATCTTAGACCATTGTACTTTTAGCCATGGTGGAGACGAAAGTGGCTCATTAGGGTCAGGTTTTAATAGACCTTCAGATGCTACGGTTGCTATGGGTAACATTACAGTACAGAGGTGTTTTTTTCAAGATAGTAAAACAGGAACAATATTAGGAACTGAAGATGCTGTAAATGGAGGAGGAATTGATGGTGATTTTACAGTATTAAATAATGTATATAGTAATATATCTCATAGATTCCCTAACCCTAAAGGTAGTGGACAATACGATATCATAAACAACGTGGTCTATAATTGGAAATATAGGTTAATAAGAATTACAAGTGCAGGCACATACAATGTTATAAATAACTATTATAAACCTTCTAATAATGGATTAAGGCTCCCTGCTTGGTTTGGTACAGGGTCTACTAAAATATATCAACAAAAAATTTCTGCTCATAATGAAACAGAAATACCTTTAGTATATACATCAGGAAATATTGTAACAGGAGAAAGAGAAACCCCTCAGACAGATGATAGAGATATGTGGACAGGTTTTTATGGATCTACAGAAGTTGCAGAATACGAACAAATACCAAATAGGTATTTTGTGACATCCATGTACCCATTAGTAGGTCAATCCTTTGATATAAAATCTGCTAATCAAACTTACATTGATTTACTAGAGGATGTTGGAGCAAATAAAACTTTGAATTCAGATGGTTCTATTTACCCATATCTCGACAGTAAAGACACAAGTGATATATTAATGATTAAAGATGATACATATTCGGGTAATTTTTATAGTGAAATATCAACCATTCCTTATCCTGTTGTTCCTGAGAACACACGTCCTGCAAACTTTTATATATCAAATCCTCACATACCGGAAGATTACTTCATACGTAGAGGTGTGATGAGTGATTCCAATAGTCACAACTTAGTTATGGCTAGTGGTTGTACGCTAATGGAAGAGTATCTGAATGAAATTGATGGAGAAAGTGTAATAACAAATGTAGAAAATGTTATATTATCACCATCGTTGTTGAACACAATTATAGGAGATACTACAGAAATAAGTGTAGACGTATTACCTCATAACGCAAGTAACAAAACAGGTATTTGGAGTACTTCTAACAATTCGGTTATAAGTATTACTCAAGACGGAATGGTTACAGGAATAAGTGAAGGAACTGCTACAATTACATTTACTAGTAATGACGGTATGATTACAGATACAACTGAAGTTACTGTTACAGAAACAGAGGAAAGTAACGATAATGATAAATTGTCAAAAAAATATAAAATAATAATAATTTCAAAATAATATGAAACAACATAATACCCCTGACGAACTGCTTAATTTAGCATTAACTGAAGATGTTAATATCACAAGCAATGTAGAAGGTAGAGGAGTAGTCACAGATATTCTTTACAATCCCGAAACAAAACAATACGTAACACCTTCGAATTATGCAGAATATGGTACGATGTGGGGAAAAACTGTAGATAAATTTGAATATAAAATTTCTTGGAAAGACTCTAAACTCATAAACTATTTAACGATAGGAGGTGCTTACAAAAATCAGCCTCAAGAAACAACCAAATGGCAAATTTCATATACACATAATAACGAAACCAAAGTTATAAAAGAAGGTATAGGTGGTTGGATTAATAATGGCATATTTGAGTGGAAAAGCGAAGACTTACAGCCTATATTAGCAGATGTCATTACCATAACCATATATGCTTCTAAATCTATCCATTTAAGAGGAAGGGGAGCATATGCAAAAGGTGAAGACGATAGTAGTACAACACCAAAAGCGTTGTTAGTTCAACTACTTCCTTATGAGAAAGAGGTAGTAGAAGAAACACCGACAGATACATATCATGAAGAGATTCGAAAATTAATCTCATTATTGGAGGATAAAATAAATGTATCGGAAAATGCTTATGATAAAATAAAAATTATAGTGATTGAACCCTGCGAAGGATAATTAATCATTATTTAACAACGAAGAGGATATTAGAAATAGTATCCTCTTTTTTTATAAATAGAACGATAGTTAAAATTTATTACTTTTGTAAAAACAATAAAATATAACTATGATTTCACACATTAGAAAAATATCCGTAGGTAAAGACTATCCTGACGGAGCTATCCATTATCAAGTAGGTAAGACAATGAGGTTACAACACGTACCTTATGAAATAGCAGAAATTAGAGTAGCCACAGAAAAAAAATATGAAGATAAGGTAGCATATCACATATTCATTCAGAACGAGGAAGGTAAGGTATATTGGAAAACTATTGTAGACATGCCTGTGATGATTGAAAATAATATAGACTTCGAATAATATGAAGACGGTGAATTATTTGATTGTGAGTCTCGACAAGGCTTACAATAACGAAACGCAAATTTCCACAGGAGATTCTGTAATTATTAATTCTACAATAGAATCAGCAGATTATGTAAACAGAGTTGCTACAGTTGTGGCTGCCCCTGATTTCACAATACTTCAAGAAGGAGATAAGGTTATAGTACATCATAACATATTCAGATTAAGGAATGACATTAATGGAAACGTGGCACCTAGTAATTATTTTATAGAAGATAATAAATATATGGTTCCGTTAACCGAAGTATTCATGTATGATAGAGGAGAAGGGTGGATACCTATTACCCCTTTCTGTTTTGTAGAACCTATAACAAAAGAACAAAAACAAGGCTTCGATTTGTCGTTAGCTGAGAGTACATATAAAGGACGTTTAGAACGTTTGGGTATTATGAAGTATCCGAACGAAGATTTGTTATCTCAGGGTGTAAAACAAGGGGATAAAATCATGTTCACCGAAGATAGCGAATACGAATTTGTAATAGATGGTGTAATTTATTACAAAATGTCCACAAAAGATATTTTAATGAAATTATGAGTAGTGTATTAAGTCAAAAAGATATTGCTAAAGGATTAGATATAATGATAGAAGGGTTGAACTATAACTTCTTCTCTGTGGATGGATCTTCACAAGACGATACCAAAGAAATGGAAGATTTCGTATTGTCTTTAGATCCTGAAAAGATGAAGAAAATTATGGAATCTAAGTCTTCATCGTTTGGTTCTGCTAAGAATATTCTTAATAGATGGATGTCTTCTCCTAATGCACCCAAAAAAGAAGTAGCTAGAGATTATATAGAGAGAATTGTATATGCCGGTGATTCAGCCCTTGGTGTTTTAAGGAATGCTTATTTAATGGATATTGATTATTCAGATCTTGAGGCACATAAGCATTCTTCTGCCATTAGTGCCAAACCTTTAATTTTTGAATCTATTTCTAACTTAGAACATGATCTTAGGGAATTACGAGAAAAATTAGAATCGGATGATCTTTCTTTAGAAGAAAGAGAATTTAGAGTAGGATATCCTGAAAGGTTCGGTAAAGGTGAGTTTTATTCACCAAAAAGTTATCATAAGGATTGGTTTAATGAAACAGACGACGCTGTTAGAATATGTCCTTTTTCTACGTCGGGTGAAATTATAACATTAGAAAACTTAAACATACAGTTACCCGAAGTACCTAAAGATAAGTCGAAGATATTATTTTCAGATTTACCGAAAGAAGAACAATATTGGAGAAGGTTAGAAGTACCTTATGGTATAACACCCGAAAACAAAGACCTTTGGGATGACTACATAAAAGAAGAGTTCCGAAGAAGAAGAGAAGGCATTTGGTTTATGAACAATGGTAAACCTGTTTACTTAACAGGTAATCATTACTTCGCATTACAGTGGTGTAAGATGTTAGACACCGGTGGGTACATGGACTATAGATATGCACAAATGAAAATGTTCTATCATTTAGAAGCTTGTGTTGTAGACGAAAGATGTTTGGGTCAACTATTTGTTAAGTCTAGACGTACAGGTTTTACATACATTGTGTTGTCTATAATGTTGAATGCTTCCACAGGTACTAGAAACAATAACTTCGGTATTACTTCTAAGTCTGACGCAGATGCTAAGAAAGCATTCTTGAAGTACAGATATATGCTTTTAAACTTACCTTTCTTTTTCTTACCGTTGATTAAAGGTAAACTCGATTCACCTAAAGAATTTGAATTCGCTAGTCCTTTAAATAACACAAAGGCTTCTAAGAAATCGAAGAAGATAAGTACAGATGAATATTTAAACAACCTTGTTGACTTTCAACCAACCAAAGATGACTCTTATGATGGACAAGCCATGTTCATGTATTTAGGAGATGAGGCAGGTAAATGGAAGAAACCTAATGATTACATTAATCACTTTGGTCAAGTTTCCCCTACAATGTTAGAAGGTGGTGAGGTTGTAGGTACAGCCTTTATTGGTTCTACAGTTGGAGCTATGGCTAAAGGTGGAGAACAGTTTGAAAAAATGTACATTGCTTCAGACGTGACAAAACGCAACCCTGTTACACAAATGACAGCATCAGGGCTATATAGTTATTTCTTACCTGCTCAAGATAACATGTCTTCTTACACAGATAAGTACGGATATTGTCATATAGAAAAACCAACAAAACCTACCAAAAACATTAAAGGTAAGATAATTAGGGTTGGTGCTTTAGAATATTTGATAGCACAAGAAGATGCCAAACGACAAGAAAGCGATAGAGCATTAAACGAACAATATAGAGCCTTCCCTAGAATTATAGAACATGCTTTCCGTGATGAATCAGGTGAAGGAGTGTTTAATAAAATCAAACTATACGAACAAATAGAAAACAATAAAAAATTAGGAGAGGAACAAAAGTATACAATAGGTAACTTTGATTGGAAAGATGGAATTAAAGATGGTGATGTAGAATTTTTCCCTAATCCTAACGGTAGATTCAAAGTGTCATGGATGCCTAGTGCTGCCACAGGCACTGCTCACTTACAAAATAGAATTAGAAAAGATGGAAACGGTAAGTTTTATCCACTCAATACAGAATGTGTTAGGTTTGGATGTGACCCGTTCTCATACAAGTCTACACACGGTAAAGGGTCAAAAGGGAGTATACATGGAAAAACCGTAACTTTGCCGGAGGGAGGTGCTCCTTCTAACAAGTTCGTTGTAGAATACATTGCTAGACCTTCTGACGAGACTATATTTTTTGAAGATGTTATAAAAGTTATTAAATTTTATGGTGCTCCAATATTGATAGAGTCTAACAGAATGGATTTGTTAAGACATATGTATAATAGAGGATATAGAGGTTTTGTAATGGATAGGTTAGACAGACCGAAATCTAAATTAAATCCACAAGAAAAAAAGTACGGTGGTCAAATGATGTCGGGTCAGGATATATTAGATTCTCACATGAATGCCATAGGTACATGGATACAAAACTATGTAGGCGTTTACAATGACGACAAAAGAATGATCAGACCTCTTGGTGAAATGGGGGACATGCCTTTTAATGAAACATTAACAGATTGGCTGAAGTTCGATCCTGACAAAAGGACAGAATATGATGCCACAATATCTAGTGGTTTATCAATAATGGCTTGTCAAAAAGAAAAATATCGTGGTAAACAGGTAACTAAACCAACGATTGATATTTCACAAATGTTACCTAAATTTAACAACAAAGGATCATATAGTAAAAAATTATAAACATGGCATTAAAGAAAAAAGAAGTTTTTTCGTTCACAGGTTTCCCTGATCAATTAGCTTCAGACGAAGAAAAAAAATTAGATAGCTTTGGGCTACAAATGGGTAAAGCCATAGAACAAGAATGGTTTTATAGACAAGGTAGTGGAAAATGTCCGTATTATGACAAACGAGACAAGTTTCACAAACTACGTATGTATGCTAGAGGAGAACAAGACACGAAGATTTATAAAGACTTAATGAATGGTGGAGAGAATCCATCATATGCCAACTATGACTTTAGACCACTTCAGATCATACCGAAGTTTGTAAAGCTGATAGTGAACCAAATGACAGAAAGACTTTTTGATGTCAAAGCAGAAGCTGTCGATAAGTTTTCTACAGACCTTAAGGACGATTATAAAAAACATTTAGAGAAAATGATATTGGCTAAACCTGCTCGTCAGAAAGCCAAAGAAATGTTAGGTGTGGATATAA